GGTACTACTGCTACAACACCCTCATCGAACATTGACATGACAATGTCTTGTAATAATGCTCGATTTGTTTGGTCTACATTAGCTTCCTGTGTCAATACATAATTTAGATTAGAGTCAATACCCTCAGCAAACCTCCCATTTTGATCTAGACGAACATGTTGTATGTTGACTGCGGCCACATCTAAAGCAATGCGATTGTATACTGAGATAATAATTGATCGTTCATTTGTTACTCGAAGACGGACTCGATCTTGACGAGTATAGGAACCGGCACCAAGATCCGGTCGATTGAAAGTTGGCGTAGGATCGCGACTTTTAAACGCGTTCCATGCATGTTTAAGTCGGCCACTTAGTGAATTAGACATTTACATGGATCTCCTTTATACTTAAGAATACAAAAGGTTAATTAATAGGCAGAACCAAGAGCAATACGACGCCAATTGGACTGAATAATTGTATTGCTAGTTAGGCATAGATACAGATATGAAGCATCCATTAGTAAGGTAGAAGTAAGGGCCACCGTACCATTCACGCCACCACTCAGAGCAATAGCCCCACCAGCGAAGGCACCATTAACCAATGTTTCAGCAATAGCAATACTATTACCCGCAACACCAGCAACATCGGCCGTCAATACAACAGTGTCGCCATCGCCATCAGCAGCACCAACACCCTGAGTATCATTAGCAGTGATAGCAGCAACAAGTTCAATAACAGCATTGGCTGCAGTGCAGTCTGCGCCAGTAGTAAGAGTGGCAGCAGCGAAGACGTTTGTTTCTGCAGTAAAGGTTTCAGTAGTGGCAATTGAATTTCCAGCTGTTCCGCCAATAAGAGCTGTAATAATGCAATCATTAACAATGAAATCGGCAGCAGATGCAACAGTATTGGCAATATTAAACCCATCAGTACCATTAATGGCTGCGACCAAATTGACTTTTGCAGCGGCCAGGTCGGCACCAATAGAAACTTCACCATCAGCATTAGCTGTTCCAACTGGAACGAAAGTATAAACTTTTGTACCAATCGTGACGGTGTTACCAGATATTGGTTGGGTATCCATGGTCAGAGTGCCAAGTGCTTTAGTCGTTTCAGCATTAATATCAACTGCAATATTGGCAGGAGAAGTCTTGGTTAAAGCAACATCGGCTAGAAACTCATAAACATCAGCGCCAATTGTAACTTTTTCACTGTCTTTAACAACACCAGAAATAGTCAAGGTTTTGGCAGCAGCGACAGCATTAACTGGAGTACCGCCATTAACTGCCGGACCAACAAGACCAATAACCTCAAAGAGTTTATCGCCAAGTTTAAAATCCGGATCACGGACCTGGGAAAGATTGTTCAACAGTTTCTTCTCATCAGTTGTAAGTTGATTCATTTTATTTCTCCTTTTTTATTTAATCTTTAGAATTAGCCATAATATCCGCATAGGTTTTATCGGCACCTGTAACTTTAGCATAGGCTTTGCCAAATGATTTTTCTCCAGCCATATATTCCTTGCGGTATTGAGTTTTAATATCTTTTATCTTTTGTTTATTAGCAAGTATTGACTTAACTCGATCATTAATGTCTTTTATTTCACTCGTCTTCTGAAAAATCATTGTCCTTCGGATATTGGTTTTTATATTACCTTTTTTCAGAGAGTCATATGTTGCTTTTTGGGTTACGAATGGATGCATTAATGAATTTCGCTGCATTTTATATGCTTCCCCAATTTGGTTTCGAACTCCATTCGCAGCTCGTCGAACGCCCCATTTCATTCCAGGTACGCCAAAATGTGATAGTGCTCTTTGTTCCATAGTTTCTCCTATCTTAAATATTTAATTGTCTGTGTCAACTAGATTCATTGCTAAACTCGCCCCTACTGAGGATGTTAAAATTGGAACAAGAAATGCGGCTCCACTAACAAGGGCTAAATCTGTATTGCCAGTTAGATATTTTCCAACAACAAATCCACCAAGACTGCCAAGTATCCCAGCACCGACTAATTGACCCTTCTTTTGTTTGACTCTCATCTGTTCGGGAGTTAGTGGTATTTTCTTAGCCTTTTCGGATCTAGATGGTTTAGTGGTAGTTACACTACGCCGAACTCCCCAATGCATTCCAGGGATTCCAAAATGTGAAAGTGCTTTTTGAGTCATTACTCGAATGCCTCCTTGTTTAGTTTGTAGGCGATCCAGGCATCCATTAGTGCGGAGACACTATCGATCTTCTGGTCATAACGTTTCTTTAATAGTTTACGGTTACCATTTGTATCTTCTAGTGTGATGGCATTACCCATTGCAAAAGACATTAATTCCTGATCAAATATGAGCATGCGCTCGCCAGATAAGGTCTTAAGTTCTCCTAATGGGACAGACTCAGTCTTAACTCCCTGAATAACTTTCACAATTCCAAATGCGCCGTTCTCTGTTTCCCATCTGGTAACAAATTCTTTAGCATTATATGGGTCGAAGCCAAAACAATTTACATCGTATTGACTATCAATTATAAACTTATCCAGGTCATCATAGACATCCATCATGTCAAGAACTGTACAATCAAGCACCATCAAAGAGCCTTCTTCAATGAATTGATCGTACTTAATCCGCATAGCACCTGGTAATTTCATTAGAGTTAGGGCTGAAATATAACAACGAGTCTTGATTCCAAACTTACCTTGTGGTAGAGGAAATAAGAATGTAAATGCACAGAAGTCATCACCTTGTGAGAGATCGGCACCAAGCGCACATGGCATAGACCAAAATTCTCTTTTCCTATGAGGTATTGTCTCTTCATAAGTAAAGAAATATGTATAGCCCTCCATGGGGATACCGAATCTTTTAGCAAGAATATCATTACGTGTAGCAGGTGCATTCTCAGCACGTTCTACATCTAATTGATAGGCTTCATATGTAACCGTTTTGCCAATGTTAGGATTTGCTTTGATCCACATTGCTGGATCATTAACTTCCTGCACATTATCTAACCTATAATACCAGATTGAGACATGTGGATTGATGTACTCACCCTTCAAGATATTCATGAGCTCCATTTTAATTGTATCACCAGATCCATTACGGACTGTACCTTCAGAACTAATTGCAATTATAAGGTAGTCATCTAATTTAGATGCACCCTGCTCAATAGCCCCGACAACATCCTCACGAATATCACCAGATAGCCATTCATCAACCGATGCAATCTTTGGCCGAAGGCCCTGAAGTTTATCAATAGACATCGGACGAATCTCAATAATCGATCCAGTTAGGAAGTTCTCAACACCACGCTTAGTGGATGCAAGTTTCATACGATTTGCTTTTGAACCGGTTGTATTCTGTAGTGATCCATCCGTTAGAAATTGAAATAACGGTCCGCGCGAGCGCGTAATGGCCGTACGAATTGGAGAGAGTACTTCATCTGCTTGCTTCATAGTTGGAGCCGTTGTAACTTGATGGGTTGTTGATGTATCTACATTAAGAAAATAATTCTGAATACAGGAGGCATACATGGATTTTGCAGCACCTCGTCCAACGACCAAGTATTGCTTATTAATAAGCCGTTTCTTAATCATCTTACGAACATACTTACCACCATGACCATCTGAATTGGGTTCATAAATACTTCTCTCAACAAAGTAATACCAACCAAAGACTTGCTCTGCCCAAACTTTGAAAGAATCGAGGAGTATCAAATCAGCACCATCAGTAAGTGTTAGCTCATTTTCGCAGAATTCAATAAACCCCTCAACTGAGTCCTCATCATAGTAGACGCCTCGATTGGCGATTAGACCATCAATACGATTCATCTCTAAAGAGATTTCTTTGCAGACTGGGATATTGCCTCTTAGAACTTCTTCACGAAATTGAGCATAGTATCTAGGCGTTGCTGTATTTGAGAGTGCCATAAATTATAATACCCAAGCCGCAGCCTTTTTAGTTACTGCCGATTCTATGGCTTTTTTAACTGCTGCTGTTGCAGCCTTTCCTGCTGGAGAGTTGGCAATGGCATAGACGCCAGCCATTGTTCCTGCCATAGCTGTAGCAGTCTTTACAAAATCAAGACCTTTTTGTTTATCACTTGATTTTAATTCTCTAAGAGATTTTTCTAGTTGAAGACGATTCGTCAAATCTTTTAGTTCTTGATTTGAAAGGCGCTTGGCTCCTTTAGCTGCGAGTTTCCTAGCATTTGTATGTTCTGGTGCAACTTCTCCTTTTTTAGACGAACGTCCACTCGATCCTGACTGGCGCCGAACTCCCCAATGCATTCCAGGGATTCCGAAGTGTTCTAAAACCTTGTCGGTTTCTTTATGATAGAGAGTATCTATTGGTACTTCAGTACTAATGCCTTGATATGACTCAAAATTTGGATGTGGGGAATTAGGATTTTGTGTGCTCTTCATTTGAAGGTTACGAATGAGATCTTGGGTTTCGT